TTGTGCCCAGTTACCATAAACAGCAGCATAAGAAGTATTCTCATTTTCAAACTGATGTCTAATTGGCCAGTATACAGATGTTTGGAAATTATTATCTTTGTTATCTAGAATCTTTGTATTAGCCCCAGTAACGAATATTTGTCTAATTGGATCAGCAACAAATATACAATCACCTCTACTTCCACCCAGATAAGGTGGCATAACAAATTGCTCAAACTTATTAAAGATGGTTGAGTAGTCATTTCTAAGAGATAATCCTGCAGCATTAGGTGTACCAGAAGTTCTTAATCCATTTACTGCAAGAGTAATTGCAGATGTGCTACTAAATTCGTCATAATATGCTGTATTTGCAGCACAAGCGGTAGACCAAATTGTACCTAACCCACCTTCAACAACAACATCTATATCATAAATTTCATCATTCTTAATGCCTTCAAGCGCTCTATCAATCTTATTAGGTATATTACCAATATGTTTATCAGTAACAACTGCATTAGTATAAGCACCTAATGGGTATAATGACTCATTTTTGTGGAACCCATGACCGTGGACTGATTCGATCAATCTTATTGATGAAATCCCGGTAACAGTAGTACCGGCTGCCGGTATGTAAACAGAGCCTGCATCACCCTGCGCCGCTAAATTTTCTAGATTGTTAGAATACATTCTAATCTTTTTACTTACCTCACCAGCAGCGTTTAATCCTGTCTGACCATTTAACCTACCAGAAACATAATCATTAACAAGTAGTGTCACATTCCTTGAACTATCATCTACCCTTTCAAGGAATATGTTTTGATCAACCCCACCGTTAGGGTTATTTTGCATTCTTCTAGAGTTAATCGATCCTACAATCCCGTCAGATAAAACATAATCAAGTTTTGTAGCAGCTGTGGCCCATAGAGACTTACGTAATTTAAATACTCCAATGTTTAAGTAATCATCAAACTGTCTATTATCAATATCATAATCAGTAAGATTTTCCATTACCTCCGATAAGCTATTACCTCTACCCGTTGTGAAATTCGCCGTTGTAGGGAAAGTTAAAGTAGAATCCGGCACAAGTGTAGTTTGAGAATTTGGAGCATTAGTAGCTAATGCCACATTTAATGATCTAACACTTGAGATGGTATCAAAATTAGATCCAGGGTTGATACCACTGTTATCAATAGCACCTACGTAATATCCTTCAAACCCGTTATTAATAGTTGTTTGTGATTTGTTTAAAACAACTAAACCAGCTTTACCTAAGGCAGTAATTGGTCCTGTAGTAGAGAAGTTACTAGTAAGAGTTCTTTGCACTGACCCGGCTGCTGACCAGTCAAACCCTGTACCATCTATAGCACTAAGGTATTGTGATTTGGTTAATTCAAGATGAACCGGAGCCCCTAATATATATACACCCGATAAGCTACCACCTATAGTTAAGTCAGCTGGGGATGCACCAGCCACGTCACGCGCAGTAACTGGATAAGCTAATGCGGAGTATTTAGCCCCAAATCCATCTCCTGTCCCAACGCCGTATGGTAGCCGTGATGCGTAAACATTACCAGGGGAATTTAAAAGTTCGTTTATTGTGTAGTAGAAGTATCTTTCGGCTGAAGTGGTTGGTGTACCAAATATTTGATTTAATTCCTGCTTAGAGGTTATTTTAAGTACCTCGTCACAAGGTCCTTGTTGTGCAAAACCGGTAACGTAGATATTTGTACCTACGTTAGCTGGCGTTGTCAATGAAAGATCTGATTCTCTGATTTCTACTCCCGGGGAGGTTATAGTGCGCTGTGCCATAAAATTATTTATCCTATTTCAGCCAAATAAATTCAAAAATTAACGATTTCAGTATGTAATTGCGAGTAGACAAAAGTAAATCCTGAAGATATCTCATCTGGATTTTGGTAATTATAGTTTACCGCTTCAATTGTAGTAGGAAACGCTTTAGTATATGTAAATTTTATTCTGGTATTATTAAATTCATCTTTACCAAAAATAGTTAAATCAGTCTGATAATCTGAAAAATCTGGATCATTTGTTTCTAATTTACGAGAATTGTATGTACCGTCATACTGATCATGTAATAAGTTAAGCCAAGTATACATAACCCAGTAGTTTTTGTACTCGTTATCTACATTAAAATTAACACTTACTGGTGGGTATGGGTTCTTAGCATGTGAAGATACATACAAAGTGCTGCCGGCATATCTATTTTCAATAGCAGGTACAGTAACCTCAGGTACAGCAGCACCAAAAATAGAAAATTGTACTGATTCACCAATAAACTGAGTTTGATCCTGTTTAAATTTTTTATCAAAGTCTCTTAATATAGGTGGTACATCAAAGACCAGTAAAAACTTATCTGCTCTTGATTTATTAAGTAACGATTGCTGTTCGGTATTTCGAGCCATATATATATTTATACCTGTTTAGGTATTCCTGCCTGCCAGTTCTCAGGAGGCTTTTCTCCTACTAAGTGGTACCCCATTGCTTCGAGATCGCTCATCTCATCCTCCATCTCATCACCCATGCCCCATACAATAGCCGGTAGTTCGTGGTTATTACTACCAACTATTTCATTATCTAGATATATTGAAGTAGGGTCTTCAAAATAACTGATACCATAATCCATAGGCTCTAGTACAAGAGGCTTGCCCATATCATCCAACTCCACAATTTCAAAAAACCTTTCTGTAATCTCCTTTTCTAGAATGAATAATGCATATAACATCGCCATAACTCGGTCATCATGAAACCCAGCTCGAGCTTTCCAGGTACCGTTAGGATACCGTACAAAGTTTCTAAGCTCCTGTACAGTGTCCTCCTCATTAATTTTAATCACTCTAACTTCATTCATAAAATAGCGCATGTTGAGAACGCCTTTATATTTGGTATTAGTGTGCGCGATCATCCCTCTCATTACATTACGTCGATGAGCTTTGGCATTACCATACGATACAACTTTTTCATATCCTAGGTCGACAGATAACCGATCCACTACCTGGGCGCCACAATTGTTTCTCTCTATGAGAGCCAAGGGAGACCCCCAGTTTCTTAAAATACCATATAATTTATTGGTAAACTCTAAAGGGGGTATTTTGTTGTTTCTGTAGACCGCTACTTGCTTTATATCTCTTATGTCTGTTATGTCTATAATCTGAATGACAGATGAATCTACACCTACACCTTCAGAAATATCTACACCTGCAGCGTACATCTTAGACTCATCTGGTTCTTCCCATATCTTATAATGACCGTCGTCTAATAAAATTTTAGGTTTAGATACCTTATTCATCATTTCTTCAAACAACTCATCATCTAGTGTGGATTCCCCAGAGTGAATAAACTCGCATTCAAACTCTTGTAACCAGGCATCAGATGATCCGATTGCTGTTTTTGTAGCTTGAGCCCATGCTTTATCGCGACCAGGGATCTCGTCCCACTTTATCATATCATAAGCCCAGCTATTTAAACCATCTACCGCTTCTGTGTATAGCTTATAAAATAGATTATCAGTACCATTAGCTGTAGAACATACAAACACTTTAGATTTTGTGGAAGAAGTAATGATAGGGAAAACAGATTTCCAGAACTCTTCTACTAAATGAGGTTCGATAAATGCCATCTCATCAATAACTAAGCAATTGACTGATTGACCACGAGCAGCTGTTCCAGTAGTAGTTGTAATACCTATTCTACTACCATTTTCCAATGTCATAGAAGTCTTTGCATATTCCTTAACCGGTGGCTTTAACCAATTAGGTAATTCTTCATACGCCATCCTAATGCGCTGAAAGATCTCAATAGCAGTAGCCTCTTTGTTTGCTACTAGAAGAATCCGCTGGTCAGGATTAAAGCATGCCTGCCATAATATATAGATAGACATCATAGTTGACTTACCTATCTGTCTAGACGCCAATAAGCAAAAGAATCGATTATCACGCATTAAGCGTAATGACCTTTTTTGAGGTTTGTATAATTTAATTTGTTCACGACCTCTATCTAGGTTAACAATATAAAAGAAATTCTCAGCAAAGTATAATATATTTTTGCTAGCTTTTTTAAGATGCTTTACTTGCTCTTTGGTATAAACACCCTTCCAATTGACGTTGGGTAAGTTTTTATTACCCATATAATACATATTATTCTGTGTAGCCACAGAAATATTTAATAAGAGCTATAAATAATTACATGTCTAAAAAAAGTGATTTTAATTCATTAGGAAAAGCCTACGGTGATGTACTGGATAGGTTAGTAGTAAACGAAGATACTGTACCGGTAGGTGAAATCGGTAAAGCGCCTCTAGAGGCTGGAGGCCCACAAGAAAAGGGTGGTTATAGACCCGCTAAAGTAGATATAACAAAGCTTTCTGATAAAGACAAAGATAATAACATTTATAATATTAAAGGATACACTTATGGTGATGGAAATGATCCTGGTGTAGGGTGCGATGAGCCATTACCTACTGGTGATGATGCGTTAATAGGTAATGTAGGGGAAGAAGATGAAGAAGAAGAAATTTTAAAAGAAACCGAGAAAAATGCTCGAGCTAGCCTAAATAATTTTATGGCCAGTAAATCCGTATTTGATAAACTTTATAACAAGGTAATGGTTTCCGAAGATTTTGAGGAAACAGAAACATTTACCGACACAGAAGAAATTGAAGCCCTTGGCATTGAAACTGATGAGGTTCCCGAAGA